TGCTGGAGTCTTATCCGCTGTATCAGCGAGATGCCCGGTCAAAAGGCATTCCCATGCTGGGTTCCGGCGCAATCTATCCTATCGCGGAAGAGGACATCACCGTTGATGATTTTAGATTGCCGGATTATTTTCCGAGGGCGTACGGAATGGATGTCGGATGGAATTGGACGGCAGCGGTCTGGGGTGCGTGGGATCAGGAACAGGATATTTTATATCTGTGCGGAGAGTACAAGAGGGGACACGCAGAGCCATCAGTGCACGTAGATGCGATAAACTCACGTGGAGACTGGATGGCAGGTGTTATCGACCCGGCCAGTAAGGCTGCGAGCCAGAGGGACGGCAAGAGCCTACTCGATGAGTACAGAGCGTCGGGTCTTGATCTGTACGAGGCAGATAACACTGTAGAAACCGGAATATTTGCCTTGTGGCAACGGATGAGCACGGGGAGGCTTAAGGTATTCCGCTCGATGTCGGGCTGGTTTCAGGAGTTCCGGATTTACAGGCGTGACGAAAAGGGTAAAATAGTTAAGGATAATGACCATTTACTAGATGCAACCAGATATTTATGCATGTCCGGGCATGATGTAGCGCGGTATGTCCCTGCTCAACAGATAAGAGATTTCCATCCGTCAGAGGATGACAACTACGATCCGCTTGGCCGCAATAGGGAGGAGAGGTTATGAGTTTTATTCATAGGGATAAGTTCCCTGTTGGGCACATTTTTAGAACAGTATATGATAATGAACAGTTAGAAAAGCAGAAGCGGAGAGACACAAAATCATCATCAGAAAATAGCAATACTTATCTATCGTTATCTCCGCTTAACAAAAGTATTGATTCCGGGGTAGCAAAGAAAAAAACATTGCTCGGAGAGTAGGAGGTTTTTAAATGGGATTTATGGGAGGAGGGAGTTCACCGCCGCCGATAGTATATACACCACCGCCGCCGACTGTGAATGATGCCGAAATACAGGCAGCGAAAGCTAAAGAGGCTGAGCTTTTACGTAAGCAAAGGGGGCGAAAGTCAACCTGGCTAACAGGCGGAGAAGGGGTCACTGAAGAGGCGCCTCTTCAAAGAAAAACACTGTTGGGGGAATAAGAATAAGTGGGCCAATTAAGCGAAGTCTGGAAAATGAAAGATACCGAGGCTGTTGATGAAATAACCAAACACCAGGGTTATTTGGAGACGATTCGGCGCGATTATGAGCCGCTGTGGCAGGACGTTATCGACTATCTTGCATACGACCGATATAATTTCAGGCAGAATCAGCAGCGCGGGAAGAAGGCCAACATTAATGTTTTCGACGGTTCCCCTATCGCTGCGTGGAATTTGTTAGTCAACGGAATGCAGGGCAACACCGTAAGCCAGGCGCAAAGATGGTTCACCCTGACGCTACCCAATGTTATCACATTCCCGCGTACCTCTGCTATGCGTCAATATAACGGCAGATTAGATGAGATACCAGAGGTAAAAGAATGGCTGGAGGCCAAAGAGGATGTTATGTATTCCGGGTTTCAACGCTCTAACTTTTATAGTGAGATTAACACAGATATCCGCGACGCGTCCTCAATAGGTACAGCAACACTTTACGGGGAGGAAGACGTTCCGGGGAAGAGGATAAATTTCCTGTCTGTTGATCCGGGGCAAGTCTGGATAGCAGAGAGCAGATATGGCGTTGTCGATACCGTGTTTAGGAAATTCAAGCTCACCGCGAGAGCAGCCGCACAGATGTTTGACAAGGAATTGTTGTCGCAGACACTTCGGACTCAACTGGACAGGAATCCTTACACAGAATATGAGTTTATCCATGCCTGTTTCCCGCGTGACGACCAGGAAATGTATTTTGAAAACGGGATATTCAAACCGAAGATTGGGAAGAACAACAAAGCCTTTGTTTCAATTTATATTGAAGTTGGCAACAAGGAACATGTTCTCAGAAAAGACGGCTATGACCGGATGCCCTATTCCGTCTGGCGATGGCGTAAGACATCAGGCCCGTACGGATGGTCGTGCGCAATGGATGCCATCGTTGACATCCTGAAACTCAATGTTATGAGCAAGACCATGCTTAATGCCGCACAACTGGCAGTAGAGCCGCCATTGATGGTGCACAAAAAATTTCAGGGCAAGGTCAGGATGAACCCGCGTGGTAAAAACTACTACGAAAAAGAAGACGAGAGGATATATCCAGTAAATCAAGGGGTGAATTTTGCCATAGCAGAAGACAGGGAGGAGAAAGTCCGTCAGATTATTAAAGACCATTTCAACGTTGACTTTTTCATGATGCTATCCAAGGCCGCGATGGAAGGCCGGCAGCTTACGGTTCCGCAGGTCATGGAAATGCAGGGTGAAAAGGCCTCTGTTATGATGCCTACGGTTGGGCAGATGATTGCCGAGCGATTACAACCCATCATCGATATGGTTGATTCTTTGGAGACGGGAGCTGGCCGGATGCCTGATCTTCCAGAAATACTGGCCTCCTTTGCCGGACAAGGGATAGAAGTGGACTATATGGGCCCGCTGGCGATGGCGCAAAAGAGGATTCTAAAGACACAGGGCATTTACCAGGGCATAGGGGCTCTTGAACCCATGTTAAAGATAGACCCACAAGCAGCAGATTTAATTGATGTGGATGAAACTACAAGAGAAATTCTTAAGGTTTCTGGCTGGCCTGCGAAAGCAATACGGACAGTGGAACAAGTTCAGGCAATTAGAGAAGAGAGAGCTCAGGCTCAAGCTGAGGCACAGCAAATGGCGATGGCAGAGATGGTGGCAAAGAACCTGCCAAACGTTTCAAAAGCTGTTGAACCGGGGAGTCCGCTCGGAGCTTTGGGGCAGATGATAGGGGGGAGTGGCGAGTGAAAATACTGGAAGCCTATCAGGAATTAAAACGTAAATTGCTGCCGGATGAAGAGCCGAAGGATACTATCTATCAGGATTATTTTCTTTGTTTTTCTACCGTGCCGGGTAGGAAAGTTTTGGCTCATTTGCTTACAGACCTGCATTTTTTTGATGAGGTAGAAAGTGACCAGGAAGTCATTGAACAGAACATTGCTCGGAGAATCTTGCATAATGTCGGCGCATTTCACGTGGAACAGATTGATAATATAACAGGGATGCTAATTAAAATAGCGGAAAATGCTCAGAGAAGGAGAGAATAGATGGGTTCGATTATTAGACCAACAGCGAATATTCCGTTGACCGCTCCCGGGATACCGGGAATGCTAAGAGACTTAAAAGGCTGCAGTTTCAATCCGCCGGTTTGGTTAGGTAGGAATAAACTTTATTTAATCGTAGTGACTCCTAATCCGTCCTATAAGACTATTGCTGGTTTTTATGAGGTGCCCGATAAGGGAATAGTAACGTACGTGAAGGATTTCAAACTTCTTCAGGTGTCAATGTGGAACGAGGCCATGAATCGTGCTTTCATATTTGAGGCCGTCGAAGGAGACCCTCCGTTAGACTGGGAACCTCAAAGCCAGTTCGACTACCGGAAATATCAGATTGACCAGATCGTGTTAAGGAGACAGAGTAGTGGTAGTGGCTGAAACAAGAACTATAGAAATTAAATGTAGTTGCGGGAATGTGATTGAAAAGAAAGTTCCCGTGGATAAGCAGTATGCTATTGCGTGTGCCCGGTGCGGGCGGATGCATAAAGAAAAGAAAGAAAAAGGAGGATAGTTATGAACCAAAGTGATGGGACTGATACAGGTAACCTGAACTCTGGAGACGAGGGCGCAAATCTTGGATGGCGGGCACAATTACCGGATGACCTGAAAGCAAATGAAACTTTTACCCCGTTCAAAACTGTGGGCGATTTTGCAAAAGCACACATCGAAACAGCGGCGAAAGCGAAGGAGCTTGAGGGAAAACTCGGAGAAAGTATCCCGAAACTGAAGGACAACGCCACAGATGAAGATAAAACGGCCTATTTTAAGGCCATAGGACGGCCTGAGAAGGCCGAGGATTACACGTTTGAAAAGTTGACACCTCCGGAAGGTGTGGAAATTGATCCCAATATGGAAGGATGGTTCAGATCCATTGCTCATCAGTCCGGCTTGAATAAAACTCAAGCGGCGACGATCCATAAAGCTTATTCCGATGCTTATTTTGCTGCAGTAAAAACAGCCGAAGAGCAGAAGGCGAAAGCTTTTGAAAAAGACGTTGAAAATCTGAAAAAGGAATGGGGGTCTAAGTTCGACGAGAATGCGGCTCTCGTGAAGAAGGCAACAGACAGGTTCATGACAGCCGAAGAAAAAAAGATCATGGACGAAAGCGGAAGAGGAGACGATCCGGTTTTGGTGAGGATGTTTCATCGTATCGGGCAGTCAATGGCGGATGATAAGTTTGTTATTGGCTCGAATACCGACAGAGGAAAGAAGGAAAAAGGTATTCTTAGTTATCCGTCAATGGAAGGACAAACATAAAGAAGGTTCTTATCCTTCTTGTAAAGAATATAGGAGGTAAACACAATGGCAGTTTTTGATCAATATAGTCAGTACACGCTTGTTGAACTGGCTAAACGAACAAATAATAATAATATTCTTGAAATCGCAGAAGTTCTTGCGATTACCAAGGAGATGTTTCAGGATGCCGTCTGGATCGAGGCGAACCAGACAGCGTCCCATGTTGGGACAAAGAGAACTAATCTTCCCAGCGGCACCCATCGGCAGGCCAATCAGGGCGTTGCCTCGGAGGCGTCAAGCACCAAACAGGTAGCCGAACCGATCTGTAGGCTGGAAGCTCATTCAAAGATTGATGAGGCTATTCTAGATCTTGCGCCGGATAAGGAAAAAGCCAGATCGCAGGAAGATCTGGCCTTCGTAGAAGGTCTTGGCCAGACCATCGAAACCAACATGATTTATGGCGACATCGATACAAATCCTGAGCAAATTGATGGACTTGCAACCCGTTACGATGCGACAGGAGATGCCAATGTTATCAGCGCAGATGGAACAGGGAGTGATACCACATCGCTCTGGATTATTGAATGGGGCCCAACGAAGGTACACATAATTTATCCCAAGGGTTCCCAGGCTGGTTTGAAGACAGAAGACATGGGCAAGCAGCTTGTCACAAATGACAGCGGTTCCACGTATTTCTATGCGTGGTTCACAAAGTTCGTCGCCTGGTATGGACTTTATGTCCATGATGATCGTTGTGTTCAGCGGATTGCGAATATTGAAACGGTAGGAACTTCAAGCATACTCGATGATGACGATATTATCGAGGCGTTGAATCTTCTGCCGCTTGCCGGTGGAGGTGGGTCGACCGCCATCTATGTCAACAGGACGCTGAAGACTCAACTGGAGATTCTTGCCAAGGAAAAAGCAAATGTCAACTACACCAGCGATAACGCCTTTGGTGTTCCGCTCACAAGGTTCCGGGGTATTCCGGTAAGACTTTGCGAGAGTATCGTCAATACCGAAACGGCTATCACTTAACGAAAGGAGGAAATAATTATGGGTTTTTATGATGCAAAACATCTTTTTACCGCCGATGGAGGGCAGGCGATTACTGCAAGCGCATACTCTACCAATGAGATCAACTTTGGAGAGACATATCCCGATATGGGTGAAGGAGAAATGCTTGTCGTGAGGTTTATTATCGAGACGGCATTTACAACCGATACCGATACGTTGACCATCTCCATCGTTCATGGGCAGACAACCGCGCCGACAACAGTTCTTGTCAGCACTGGCGCGATTGCGGCTTCTGCCTTAACCAAGGGCGCCTACATCCCGGAGTTGAAGCTTCCGGATCAGCACCTTCAATATGTCAGGCTCTACTTCGCTGTTTCCGAGGCTCTGTTAGCTGGTAAAGTCACAGCTTTCCTGGACATTGCGAAAGGAATGCGCCACAGATAAGTAACAGATAAGTAACAAATAGGGAGGTGAATATGTACCGTTGTATCAGGAAGTGCTATCACAGAAAAAGACTGTATCATCCAGGGCAGGAATATACTCCAACTGCTGATGAGATAAAAGATAAAAACGTTCCCCGGCACTTTGTTCTGAATGAGCAATATTCCGTCAAGGCCGTTATTCAGGCCGAGCAGGAAGAAAAGCTCAAGAGGATTAGAGTCAAGGCAGAGAAATCGGAAAAAACGGAGTGATGGCAAAGTAAACAACAAGTGGGTGGGGCCGGAATAGGTCTCACCTGCACATATAGGGGAACATTATGGCTTTAGATTGGGTAAAAGTTTGCAACATGGCCTTGCGCCGGATAGGGACAAAAGATGTCATTTCATCCCTGAACGGTACAGATAAAGCGAGTATTACCTGTAACGACGCTTACGAGGCCGTCAGGGATGCTACCCTGGAAGATTTTGACTGGAAATGTGCCTCCTGGCGCGAGGCGTTATCTAAAGATCCAATAGCGCCGGTGGTTGGTTGGTTATATAAATATAACCTTCCATCAACTCCCTGGTGCCTTGTCGTAAGAGAAATATACCCGGAAAGTGTCGATTATGAGATAGAGGGAAGAACCCTTCTCTCTGATTACGATAATACGGAAGGTGACCTGTATATTCGTTATACCAGGCGTTTAGCAAATCCTGCCGAATTATCAACGCTGTGTGCCAAGGCAATAGCCTGGAGACTTGCGGCTGAAATCTGTTATCATTTCGTTCAATCATCGACGTTACAGCAAACAATTTCCCAGGAATATCAGTCTATTCTTGAAGAAGCCAAGCTATCAAATCAGACCTGGGACAAGAACCATGACGAAGATCCGTCAAACGGGGAATGGATAAGGGCCGGAAGATGAATAAATCCACGCCAATTCTTACAAATTTTAGTGCTGGTGAAATAGATCCATGTTTTTATGGCCGGGTTGATCTGGCACAATATTTTAATGCCTGCCAGACAT